CGCCCTGCTGGCCGATCTGGCCCAACGGAACGAGCGAGTAGAACCCGGAGAAGTCGAACGCGGCGTCTTCGCTCATGTAGAACGAGGTGTACTTCGTGTTGATGAAGTAGGCCGAACCCTTCGGGCAGAAATGATCGGCGAAGATGGGGACGCCGGCGATGTTCACGTTCGGGAAGGACGACCGGATCGTGGTGTTCATGCCCGAGTAGGTAGCGTTCGGGTTCACGAAGACCTGCTCGACGCCCACGAACGAGTTGTTCAGGGTGGCAAAGTCGCCCGGGTTCATCACGCCGAAGGTCGGGGCTTCGCCGCCGGCCGCATCGGTGATCTGGAGCAACTGCTGGGACATGGTCTGACGGGTGTAGCCCGCGGTACCCGGCAAGCCGGTCCCGGTGGCAGCCACGTAGGCCTGGCCCTTCCAAGTGGCGTTGCCGGCGGACAGACGGTTGATGCCGCCGTAGCTCGGGTAGTTCAGGCCGTTGTCGAACCCGTCCGCAAAGCCGTTCGGCTGCAAGGAGTTGGTCGAACCGCCGAACATCAACGGCGCCAGGTTCTGGACGCTCGTCGCGTACACGTCGTTCATACGGGCCTTGAGCAGCGAAATCTCGCGGTCGGTGGCCTGGATGACGCTTTCGCCGAACGGCAGGGGGACCGGGACCACCCAGTAGCAGGTGTTCCACTGCGCGTCCTGCACACCGGGGGTGATGTTCGGCTGGTTAAACCCGCCGCCGTACCCGGTGAACTGGCCCTGCACCATGCTCTGGCCCTGGACCGGGATGGTGATCTGGCTCAAGCCGCCCGCGACCTTCTGGGCGTTGCCCATGAGGTAGAAGAACGTCGGGGTGGCGAAGTACATCTGAACGAACAGACGGGGAACAAACGCGCGCCGAGTCGTGGCTGCGAGTTCGTTATAAAGACCGCCGGTCGGTACTGCACCAGTGCCGGGAATAGGCATATCCGTAACTCCTTTCTATTACCGGCCGCGTACTTGGCGCAGGGTATCGTTGACGAGGGAATCGAGCGCCATCGGGTCATCCGGATTGGCGAACAGCTTTTGCATGTGCTCGGAGGTCCGGTCGTCTGCGCTGAACAGATCGAAGCGGTTGCTGCCGGTGCTGCGGACGGGTTCCGCCGGCGGGTGCATGCGTTCAAAAGCAGCAGCGGCCACTTCGTGGTCGGCTACGCCCTTCTCTTCCATGAACTTTTCGACCTCTGCGAGGCCCTCGTCGGTGTACCCACTCGCGCGCAGTTTCGAGCGGCCCTTTTCCCAGGTGCCCTGAAGCTGCGCCATCTTCTCGCGCTGTTCGCGCTTGTTTTCGGCTTCCTCGAGCTTCGCTGACATCGCTTCAAAGCGTTTGGTCAGGTCGCTGACTTCGCCGCGCACGGCTTCGGTCGCGTCCAGTTCGGGGATGAGGGCGTCGGGATCCAACACCTTCTTGGCCTCAAGGACCATGCGGCGGGTTTTGGGGTTCGCCAGGAGCCGGTTAAGCTCGTTGGTCACCTTCTGGTGAGCTTCGAGCTGGGCCTGGTCGATTTCCACGAGGGCCATCGGTTAGCCCTTGTTCGGGATGTGGGAGATCGACATGTCGGTGCTCTTCTGCGCGTTGGGCAGATGGCTCTTACGACCGCCGATATCGATTTGGTCCATCGGGACGCGCACGATCATCGAATCGTTGCCCTTGGGGATGGACTTGGTGTTGTCTTGAAAGATGTTGACCATGGTGATCTACCTTATGCCGCTGGAGGTGCTGGGGGCGCCGGGGGCGCGCCGCCACCGGCAGGAGCTTGTGGGCCCGCCTGCATCGCGCGCATTGCGGCGACCTGCGGTGCATTCTGCTGCTGCTGCGACAAAAGCCGCTGCATCGTACTGGTTTGAACCCCGGGGGGAACGGAGCCGGGCGGGACGTGCTTGGCGAGCGAGTTTAACGCCTTGAGCACGGCCTGACCCGGCTCAGACCCAACCCCTAAAAGGGGAACGGTCTCTTCCATTAGCCGGACGACCACCGCCAACCGTGAAAGTCCTGCAGCTTCCTGGCCCCGATTGGGGACAGGCTGGCTTACCGGGGAGGAGCCAAAAGGCGGCTGACCCGGTGCCCCACCACCAACACCCGGAGGTGCCGGCGGTGCGCCTGCGCCACCCGGGGGCGGCGCAGCTGGATTCATAGCGGGGGGTGGCATGTCCGGCATTGGATTACTTGCGACCCTTGCGGTGAGACTTGCGAGCCATGACTGCCTCCTGAGTTTGAGTTGAACGCCCGAGGGGGCTCCTCTCCCAACAACCGCCACCCGGCGTCCGTGAAGACGAAGGAAGGCAACTGCCTCGGGTATTTACACGTTTACGAAAGCCGACGTTGACCGCGAAACAAGCGTGATGTAACGTCCGTATCACCCGGTAATTTAAGGATCGACAGTGTCGGATTGGATGACCACGAAGCAGGTAGCGCCGATCTGCGGGGTGTCTCGTCTGTGGCTTTTCAGGCACCGGAACGACGGCGTGGGGCCGCCTTACCACCGCCGGGGTCGTAAGGTCCTCTATCGACGCGATGAAATTGAGGCCTGGCTTAACGCCCAACGTGTAGGGGCGGCGCGGTAGGGTCTGGTTGCGGGAGCAGGATTCGAACCTGCGGCCTTCTGGTTATGAGCCAGATGAGCTACCGGGCTGCTCTACCCCGCGCCATTCCTTTGGTGAACACGGTAGGATTTGAACCTACGGCCCGCTGATTAAGAGTCAGCCGCTCTACCACTGAGCTACGCGTTCTTCCCCGCGGTCTTACTTCTTTCCGTGCCCTTTGGTCAAGATTTCGGGATGTTCGGATATGAGTTTTTGCTTGGCGTCCTGCATCTGCTTGTAGCGCTGTTTCAGCAGGTCTTTCTGCGGGAACGGCAGCAATTCGATCGCGCTGTCGCCGCCCAGGAACCCAGCCTTGAGGCCGAACCCGATCAGGTCCTTGTGGTCTTCGGCGAAGATCGGGCTGGTGGAGTGGCTGTCAACGGTCACACGGCGGTCTTCCGGCAAGTCGTACAGCAGGAACTGCGACACGGGACCCGTGGTCGGGTCGGTCGAGTACATCTTGCCGTCCTTCTGCTGGAGCAGGCTCAGGGTCTTGTCCGCGGCGGCGGCACACTGCCGTTCGAGAAGCAGCGCGCGGTCCCGCATGCGGGGCGATGCCATCCGCGTGAGCGTCTCGGCATGCACACCCGCGCGAACGCCGGCTTCGCCCTGGCCGGACATGATGTTGTTGAACCCGGCGACCTCTTCCATCGACTTGTGGATAAGCTCGATGAACTGGAACATCTGTCCAGGCATCTGCGGCGTGAGGTCGGTCACGCTGCCGCCGGCGCCCAAGTCCACAAACCCGGCGGTTCGGAACTCGGCGTATTTCTCGTCGTTGATTCCTTCGCCGCCGCTGAACGCCAGCAGCTTGTCCACCTGGAGGCCCATCATGCGCTTCGCGTCGTCGTAGAGGGTCGACAGCAAGGCCTGAGGCTCTGCCAGGTCGATGATCTCCGACTTGCCCCAAACCAGTCCAGGCACACGGTTCGCCTGGATGAGCGAGAACGGCTGAGTTTCGGGGGCGAAGAAATTTTCCCGCTTGAAGTACGGGCTGACGATGATGTCCGGCTCGATCAGCAGGACCGTGGTGTAATCCTGGCGGTCGTCGTCCTTGATGTACAGCTCGTGGAACTGCACGAGGTCGATCATGAGTTCCGGCGGCACGACGCCGTTGGGCACGTCGCCGGACAACTGGACCACGCCGCCGGGCTGCTGGCGCTGCGTTTCAAGGTCGGTGTTCAGGATCGAGGTCGACAGCACGTTGTGGAAGAAGCTGTTGTCGACGGTGTCGGCGCTCTCCCGGTTCGAATGGGACTTGATGCGTCGGTACATACTCTCGGCGTCGGGCAGGTGGCTGATGCGCCGCCAGACTTCTTCGAGGGTCATCAGGCCGCTTTCGCACACCGCCTCTTGGTCGTCGAGGTTGTTCATGTCTTCGCGGTACACGCCGAACTGCCAGGGCATGACCAGCTTGGCTTCGAGCCCGGCGTTGCCCCACATCTGTTTCAGGATTGCCGCACCGTAGCGCAGCGAGATGTCCACGCCCTCGGCGAACATCACGTCGATGTCCTTGCGTTCCCATTCCCGCGTCAGGACGCGAGCCGTGATCTCGCCCTGCGCCAGGACAGACCGGTCGTAGTGGCTTTCGAAGTCCAGCACGAAGCGCAGATCCACCGGGCTGAAAAGGTGAGACGCCGAGCGGTCGATGTGCGCGTTGAGCGTGTTCATGATCGACCGCGACCCGTTGGGCCGCCCGGTGTCGATCAACAGGCTCTGGGCACGGGAAAGCGCGGCGCGTGACGAGGCGGACGCCCGGCAAGCGTCTTTGACCATAATGACCTTGCGCAGGAGGTCAGCCTTCGATTTCGGCAAGATCACGTTGCTTGACCTTTGACACGCAGCGGGTTAAGTCAGGGCGTTTCCTCTGTCTAATACCCTTGACCCCCGGTTGGTAATACCCCGACCGGGGGTTCTTTTTCAATGGGTTTGGTCACGGCTTGGGGAAGTGCTGCCCCATGTTCCCATTCCGCGCCACCTGGGACGCCGTCATGTTGTGGTTTTTCACGACGCCCTGAAGCGCCTGGACGCCGCCGCCGGCGAACGGACCGTTACGGGTCGCCTTCGCGAAGTCCGCCCCGGCTCTCGAGTCCACTAGGCCCGTCGTGCCACGCGTCTGCGCCATCACCCGCGTGACCTCGTTGTTGACGACCACGCTGCTGGTCTCGCCGGCCCGGGCGTCGTCTCGCATGTTCGTGATCTTCATCGCGCCCATCTCGGACACGTTCTCGC